CAACTACCAAGAGGTGGTATGATTGTATCTCTTGGATCTACTCCAGGACTTGGTTATGCTCCTCTTGTTGGTGCAAATGTTAAAGCATTTAAAGATACTAATGAAAATAGAAATAGTATTAATTCACTAGTTGGTATTGGCACATCTTCAGGTGTAAGTTTAGGTATTCAAACTGCTGCATATGATAGTATTACTGGTATTATCACAGTTACAACTAATGATGTTCATGGATTCTCTCTAGGAGATCCAAATCTGGTTAAATTAAAGGATCTAGAGTTCTCTTGTGCAGTACAACATGCTGGTGTAACAACTACAATCTTTAGTGATCATGATCGTCCTCTATTCTTGGTTGGAATAGTATCTGAAAGATCAATTGAAGTAGATGCTGGAATATGTACTATTCCTCATAATTACATGAGTGGTGGTAAGGTATATGAATATTATAATGATCTAGTTACTGGTTCTGGATATCGTGAACCTATTGCTATTGGTGTTAGTGATACTGAATATATTCATAAGTTTGTAAGTTCTAATAATAATTCTATTACCTCACAACCAGGTGGTGCTCAATTTACACCAACTGCAGCACATTACACATCATCAACAGGTGAGTTAGACTTAACTATTGGAAATCATAATCTACAGGCAGCAGTAAATCATACTGTAACTGCTGCAGAATATGATGCTCGTGTTGGTGTTTTGACTGCTACAATTAATAATAACAGTATTACAAACGGTACTCCAATTAAATTTGCACCAAATTCATTGAAATTTAAGTGCACAATGGATGGAAATACTTCAGAGAAATCATATCCAAGATCTTCAGACCCAACAAGTAATGATTGGTTAACTGTTTCTAACGTATCTACAAGTGGCAGTAACGCAACATTTGAAGTTAATGTTGGATCATCAGGTAGAGTTACTTTCACACCTACAGATGCTGATTATGACCCAGTTACAGGGTTAATGGAATTGACTATTGGTACTCATTCACTAAAACCAGGTACAAGTATTAGATTAGTTGCTAATTCTCTATCATTTACTTGTGATGTGGATAATAATACTAGTACTAAAACTTACCCAAGAAGTTCAGATCCACTTCATAATACAGCAATTAATATTGAGTCTGTAACAGATACCACTATTACTTTACAAGTATTGGCATCTGCACCTTCGACAAATACTACCAAGCATACTTTTGTAACCGCTGCTTCTAATTGTGTAATTTCTGGTGGTGCATTATTTGCACATACATTCCAGAGTGCTGAAGCAAATGCAATATCCAAAGCACTTAATTGGGTAACTATTACTAATAATTCACTATCATTTACATGTTCTAGAGACAACTATAGAGGAGCACATACATATCCACGTTCTAGTGATCCTGCATCAGGCGTAAGCATCGGTATTGGTGCAACTAGTGATAAAGCAATTACAGTTAATGTAGGAGCAGGTGGAGGTGGTGGAACAGGTGCAGTTGTTACTGCTAAAGTTGCTTCCAATAAGCATAAGTTTGTAAGTGCAACTGCAGGTGCAGCGTTTACTGGTGGTAATTATGCACATATATTTGTTCCTGGATCTGAAAATACCAATGCAGTTACCATTGGAACTTGGGCAGGTGTGAAGAAAACACCAACAGCAGCAGTATATACTCCTGCTACAGGTAATCTTGTTCTAACTGTTGGTGCAGGACATGGCATAACAGCAGGTAGTCAAACTGTTGGTATTGCAACTAACTCATTAACATTCACTTGTGAAAGAGATAAGCACCTTACAGAGCACACATATCCTCGTGTAACAGATCCTATTCATAATCTTACAAACGTTGCTGTTTCTGCAACTACAACTAATTCAATTACAATTAATGTTGGTGCATCACCAATCGTAACTCGTAATATTACTGATGCAGATTATAATCCTGCAACAGGTTGGTTACAGGTAACAAGTAATGCACATGGATTTGTTGGTGTTACTACTCTTGCTGGAACAGGTGTTAGTGGTGGTATAACAAATGCTGCATACAATAAGAACACTGGTGTTCTAACAATCACAAAAGCTTCTCATGGATTTAATGTTGGGGATAAGATTTTAATTGAAGATTATGGTATTACATTCAGTTGTGCAAAAGATGGTAATGCTACTAATCATTCATATCCAAGACCCACCGATTATGCTAGTGGTAAGTGGTTGACAATTACAGCAAAAACTGTAAATACATTCAAAGTTAATGTTAATCCTTCACCATCTGCAAGTAGATTTGATCATACATACGTATCTGCTGCAAACGGTTGCATCTTAAAGGCAAATCAAACCGTTGGTATTGCAACTAATTCATTAACAATGACTTGTGCTCATGACGATCATCGCACAGATCATGCATATCCTCGCCTTGGATTTAATCATAAGTTTGTATCTGCTGCATCTAATTCAGTTACTGTTGGAACTTGGGCAGGTGCGAAGAAAACACCTACAAATGCAACTTATGATGGAACAACTGGTGATTTAGTTCTAACAATTACTGGTCATGGTTTGAATACCAGTAACACCATTGGAATTGCTACTGATGGAATAACATTTGCTTGTGATAGAGATAATTACTCTTCTCACCATACTTATCCTCGTAATACAGATCCTATTCATAATCTTACAAATATTGCAATTAGATCAACAACGACTAATACAATTACAGTTAGAGTTGGTACATCTGGTGAAGCAGATCCTGCTCATAGAGTTGAGTTGCCTGTTGGTAAGGTAGGAACTAACTGGTTTAGAGTTAATGTTGGTAAATCACCTGCTGGAACTGGTGGTGCATTAGATTTAAGTATTAATGAGGTTGGTGGACATTATGTTAATCCAGTTATTGAAATCCCAGATCCAGTTTATCAAAATGTTCCTGTTGAAGGTATTTCAAGACTAGGTATTGGTTTAACAGTTGCTACTGGTGAAAACTTATTGATGAATCTAGAAGTTGGTGCTGCTAAAACAGCAGTTGGTATTGGATCAACATTCTTCCAAATAGATACATTCCAAACTGTTAGACATGGTCATTCATTCAAGATTGGTGATAAGTTTAGACCTGTTGGTTTAGTTCATGATAAGAGATTACAAAAACCATTAGATCAGTTTGAATTGGAAGTTATTGAGATCTTTAGAGATTACTTCTCTGCTTGGCAGTTTGGTGAGATTGATTTCATCGACAGTATATCATTATTACAAGATGGTAATAGAAGGAGATTCCCACTATTCTTTAATGGACAATTATTGAGTTTTGAAAAAGATAAGACTAATGCAGTTTCTGCTCAAATTGATTTAGATTCTGTTCTAATCATATTTGTAAATGGAGTTCTACAGACTCCTAAGTATGCATACCAGTTTAGTGGTGGTACAACATTCACATTTACAGAAGCACCTGGTATTGGTGATAAAGTTGATGTATTCTTCTATAAAGGAGAACAGGGAGTTGATGTTGAGATTGTTGATATAGAAGAAACTCTCAAGATTGGTGATAATCTAGAAGTGTTCAAACATCCAGATTACACTGATACAGTTACTCAAGAAAGAAAAAGAGTTATTAAAGATTTACTTGGTGTTGATTTAATTGAAACTGACATATACTCTGGATTGGGTATTGATGAGGATAATGAGAAACCTGTTAGATGGACTAAACAAAAAACTGATAAGATTATCAAGGGTGAAGTAATTGCTAAATCTAGGTCATCTATTGAACCTCAAATTCATCCAACAGCAAAAATTATTGGTAATTTAACTGGAACATCTGGTATTGGTGTTGGTAATCTGGATGGCATATTTGTTGATGATGCACATTCATTTAGATATGAGGATAGTAATAACCCAGATCTAATTAGTGCTGATCGTTATGGAATCACTATTAACTATGTTGATAGTAGAATTACCTCTGGTGAAATTACTACTCCAGCATCACTTACTGCTAATGTTTCTACTGCTGGAACCGTAACAGTAAATGTGGTTGATGGTGGTAGTGGATATGTTGGAACATCTGCAAGTATTTCAATTGCTGCTCCAATTGGTGTAGGTATTGGAACAGATGTTAGAACAAAATATGCTACTGTTGGTGTTACTACATTTGCAGAAGGACTTGCTAATGTTGCTAATGGAGCAATTACTTCAGTTAATATCACTAATCCTGGTTTAGGATATACATTAACAAATCCTCCAAGTGTTATTGCAGAAAATCCACCATATAAGCATGAAAGAGTTACTGGTATTAAATTTACAGAAGGATTTAGTGGAATAATTACATCAATTGATGTAGTATCTGGAACTAATGGAATGCCTAAAGCACTTAAGTTCTGTTTCAGAGCAGATAAGAATGCAAGTGCACTTAAAATTGGATATCCAATTTTGATTACTGATACCAAAGTTGGTACTGGTATAACTTCAATTGATACTGCAGATACATCTACTATTGGTCTTGGAACTCAATTCTTGGATAATGTGTATAAAGTACATGCAAGAGTTGTTAGTGGTAATGAAAATGGTGAAGTAACTTGTAATATCTTAAGTACAACTAATACCGTTGGACTTGCTACAACTGGATTCTATGATGGTAATGCTGGATTAACCACATCTTTGGGAAGAATATCTTGGGGTAGGTTATATGGTAATGAGGTAAAACGTGCTGCAGCACCAATTTCTATTGGGGTAACTGGTTTTACTGTTAACGCAGGGTTGACAACATTCCCAACAATTCAGAGAAAGAATTATACCGAAACATCACTAAAAGGATTGCGATCCACTGGTGCAATTAGGGTATTTGGACTTTCATAATGAAATCCACTATAAATAAAGAAAAAAAGTTTAAGTAACGTATAAACATGTCGGCAATTGTTACTGATCAGTTTAGAATCCTGAACGCAAATAATTTTGTAGAATCAGTAGAAGCTGATAAGAATTCATATTATGTTTTCATTGGTTTATCCAATCCAGCAGGAACTCCTGGTGGACAAGTTGGATATGGGCGATCAGCGAACTGGAATACAAGTGGTCAAACACCTGATCCTATTGATAATTTCTCTGATAGAGCACATGCTGGTGATACAATGATGTTTGGTAAGAAGATAACTTCTGCCAATATTAGAAGAATTATCCGTAAAGTTGAATGGACTGCAGGTAATAGATATGAAATTTATAGAGATGATTATAGTGTTTCTAATCCAAGTCCATTAACTGCAGGAAATAGATTATATGACTCTAATTATTATGTAATTAATAAAGATTTTAGAGTTTATGTTTGTATTAGTAATGGTTCTACAGGAGCAGTTCCTTTAGGAAATATATCTCAAGATGAACCAACTTTTACAGATTTAGAACCATCTGCTGCTGGTACTAGTGGTGATGGATATATTTGGAAGTATTTGTTTAGTGTTGCTCCTAGTGATATTATAAAGTTTGACTCAACTGAATATATTACAGTTCCTAATGCTTGGGGTTCCACTGCTGATTCTGGTATCAGAGCAGTAAGGGAAAATGGAGATTCATCTGTTAATGAAAATCAAATTAAGCATGTTTATATTGATAAAGCAGGTGATCAATATGCTAATGGATTGGGACAAGAAGTTGATATAATTGGTGATGGAACTAAAGGTAAAGCAAGAGTTGATGTTGTTAATAACAAAATCACTGATGTTACTGTAAGTTCTGGTGGTAAAGATTATAGTTATGCTCTTGTTGATTTGGGAACCCTGAATAGTGGAGTAAGTGCAGTTAATAGAGCAAAACTTGTTCCTGTTATCCCACCATCTCTCGGACATGGGTATGACATCTATACTGAATTGGGAACTGATAAAGTTCTAATTTATGCAAGATTTGATGATTCAACTAAAGATTTTCCAACTGATACTAAATTTGCACAGGTTGGAATTGTAAAAAATCCTACAAAAGTAGGAACTTCTGTTACATATACAGAAGATACATATTCATCATTAGGTGCACTTAAATTTGATTCAATTACAGGTACACCACAAATTGGTGAAGAAATTAATCAACTTTTAGCATCAACACAATTAGCAACTGGATATGTTGCTTCTTACGATAAAGAAACTAAAGTTTTGAAGTATTTTAGAGATAGATCTCTAAATTATACGACTGCTACAAATGATCAAACCGATTATTCAGGTATTTCAACTACTGGAAGAATATATCAATTTGAATCATCTTCTTCAGCAAATCAAGTAAAGGGTGTTTCATCTAATTTCTCTGGTTCTATTGACTATGGTTTTACTGGTATAACCACTAATCCATCTGGAACTAAATTAATTAATTTAGGTGCTAACTTCAATGCAGGGTTATCTGATAGTGAGATAAATAAAGGATCGGGGGA